AATTCCACGACCTAGAGCTTGATTGGCATCAAGTTCGGTGTATCCATACGTCGCTAAATACGTGGATCTGTGAGTGGAATCAGCGTAAGAAATCTGGCCTTGAGCGTTTTCATAAATATAACCAAGTCCAGAAGTGGCAAGGTCGGCCACCAGATTCCAGACAATTGTCTGGCTAGATCCGCGATTGGCAAGTTCATAATTGCCTGGAGTATCAATTTCGCCCAATCCTGTATTTTGAGCATTTGCCCACGTTTCGGTCGCTGGCGTATAAGTCGCCCAAGTAAGAGCTGCCGGAACCTCTGACCAGTTATTGACCAGTAGATCCTCAAGGATTGTGTAAATCTGGTCGCCGTCATAATCGACTGAGAGCACGCCATTAGTTAAGGCCTTTTGAAGCCTTGCAAGTGCTCCCAGAGCCGTGATTGTTATCTCCTGAGTGATTGCCACTGAACCGGCCTGTGAAACTGTCACGGAGACGTCCACGACCGAACCACCGAAAATTGACACAAATGCCCCAGATGTATCTTTGACCTGGATTGTGACTGTGTCGTTGATTTCGGTCGTTATAGCTCCAAGATCAAGATTGATGAGATTGATTGTGCAATAGCCGGCTTGAGCCTGTGTGTAGATATTTGTGCGCCCTGACGAAATTGAAAGATTGGCAAGAATGACCTCGGTGTATTCAACCGCGTTGATCAACACTTTCCAGACTGGCGCCCACTGTGTCATCAGATTGCCTGGAGTGCGCCGGCTCCGCCAGTGCCACGATAGAACGAATCATTGAGAGTGTTGATGATTGTGCGAGCAGTACCTTCGGCATCGATTGCGCCATTGACTGTGACGTTGATTGTTGGAGACGCAGCCGATTGAGCAGCTAAACGAGCCGCATTCTGTGAATCGGTAAATCCGCCTCCGGCCACGCTTGCAATTGCCGCACCTGAAACCGCAGAAGATACTCCGCCCGTTGATGTTGTAGATCCTGTTCCGGTTGAAGTGGTAACTGTTGGAACGGAAATCGTTGGCACTGTCAATGATGGCGTTGCAGTCTTAGGAATGGTCACATTTGGAACGCTAATTGATGGAGCCGAAATCTGTGAGACGTTAGGCAAGAACGGAATTGAGTTATAGACACGAATGAGAGCATTGATTCCAGCAACGGCTCCAGAAATCAATGCATTCAAACCGGAAATGACTGCACCAATCACGTTGATGATTCCTCCGGCGATTTCGCCAACAACCTTAAACGCTCCGCCCAAGACTGTGACCAGAACGGGCACGACATACTTTTGAATAAAGTCAATGAATGTCATGAATGTTTCTTTGTTTTTTTCAATTGCGTCAGTGATTGGCTTGAAGAAATCCGCGAATGAACCAAGAGCCGGAACGACCTTATTCACGATGAATTCGACTAGCTGCTGAATAATTGGCAGCAGTTTGTATCCGATAGTCTCTTTCGCTTCATCGAATGTGACTTTCAATCGCTCTAAGCGTCCAGCATAGGTTTCAGCATTTGCCGCAGCTGCGCCACCGAAGAGATCCGTCAGTTTTGATTGGACGTCAGTGAATGACATCGTTTTTAATTCAGCAGAAGATAATCCAATTCCTAGTTTTCCAAGTGCAGCGGTATTTCCATCGAATGCTTTACCAATTGCATTAGCCACGGCTTCGAGTGGCTTGCCCGTTGATGTTGAAACGTCAAGTGCAACGGAAAGAAGATCCTGAGCCTTGCTGAGATCTCCTGTTGAGAGCGCGATGCGCTGCAAGGCCGGACGTAACTTTTCATCACTCACTCCCGTTGCCAGAGACATCTTGAGAATCTGATCTTCGGTCGCCTTGATCTGTGCCTCTGTTGCACCCGTCGCATTTCGAAGAGCGTTGGCTAGTTTGACCTGCGCTGCTTCATCTTCAATCGCCGCCTTGACTCCATCGACTGCCAACGTGACTGCATAAGCAGCAGCAGCAGCGCCAGCAGCCGCGAAAGCCAATCCTGCCTTCTTGCTAAATTCGCCCATCTTTGAAGAAGAGTCATCAACGTCTCCATTGGCCTGAGCCAGCGATTTCTTAAGTTGATCTACATCAGCAAGAATCGAGAGTTTGAGTGTGCGCGATTGTCCGGCCATTTACCACTCCTTCAAGATTCGGTCGAAAGCATTTTCCCACTTGGCGATGATTTCTGGCTGGATTGCGCGAAGTGTCGGATAAATAAACCAACCAGTCGAGCCGCGTCCAGTCGTGCCTGACCAGATTGGAAATTGCTTGAATTTATTGGATCCGAATTCTGTACCGCCCCAGAGATCCTTTGTTGTTGCTCCACCTGAGAATTTCTGACTCACAAAGCCAAAAGAAAGTTCGCCAATCTTGGAAGATTTAGATACACGGGAGCCACTTGCAATCCTGTCAGCTGCACGACCTCTGGAGACGGCTTTCTGTTGAATCTTGCCCTGAGCGAATTCAGCCAGCGCCGATGATTCTCTTTTAGCTGCATCGGTCGCTTCTGAATCCATGGCCTTGAAAGCCGAAGTAATGGCGCGAAGATCTTGCTTGTTGTAAGCAATCTCAACGTTGTCGCTCATTCTGTTTCTCCAGTATCTCGAAAGCCGTGTAGATCTGCTCCGCCGTCGTCCATTCGCTCATCGGAATTCCCGTCGCTATTGCTAGTTCAACGAGTATTCGATTTACGCTTCCGGCGGCGTAACTTTTGGGAGAACGTCACCGACTGTCACATCGGCCACTGTTTCACACCAGACTTCATAGCCTTTGATTGGCTTGCCACCGGCTTCACGTTTCATCGCATTCCACGCAAGGAAGAGAAGATCAGAGATTCCGATCTTCTCCTGCGCCTGCGAGATTGTGTTGCCTGTCTTTTGTTCCCACTTAGCCCACTCTGGCGGTTGTGCGGTGTAGGTACCGGATTCGCCGTTGGTGTATTCGATTGTGATTGGTAGTCGCATTTCGTGCTCCCGTTTCTATAGGTTGGATCAGGTAATTGTCAGAACTGGTGTTGTGGCGCATAGCATCGCCCAGGTATCTGTCTGAGCATCTGGAGCAGTGCCGCCAGCAGTTGGAGCCACTGGAAAGACTGTTCCGGCGAATGATGCGCCTGTTGCAGATACGAGAGTGAATGAAAGCGCAGTATTTGGAGCCTGGAATGCAGTCCACATCGCTTCGAAAAGTGATGAGGTCGCGCCCCAGTCTGCAAGAAGTGAAATGTTGAGTGTCCACTGATCATCGATGTGCTTGTAAGCCTTGCCATCGAGTGTCTGATATGTAGTGATCACTGGCGCATTGACCAGAGTGACCGCAGTTGTCTGAGCGTCATAAGCCACTGAATTCAGGGTGAAGGTTATGTCGCGACCGGTGACGATAGTTGTTGCCATGATTGCTCCTTAGATAGTTTCTTGTGTGTAGTAAGTGCTGACCGCGAGATCCGCCACTAGTAGGTTTGATGCACCCACGGATTGAATCGTTGGACGTTGAACGTCTCCAACTTCATATCCGACTGGCATCGCTGCGATGATGCTGATTATCAGCTGCTCAAGATTATCGAGTGCTCCGGCGGTGTTGTTATATGCAACGGCCGCAGTGACCACAAAATTGATTTTCACGCGCACCGCAGATTTGCCGATTGTTGTCGTCTCTAAATAAGGCGAATCTGGAACGATTACGCAAGCCGGAGGAATCACTGCTTCTGGAGGTGATGAATAAACCGATGCAACGACGCCAGAGAGTGCAGTCGCAAGAGTGCCTCTGACGTTGGTCGCGATTGATGTTGGTGTAGGCATTAGATGGCCATCGTTGAAGTGTCAAGGTATGGCGAAAGCAAGCCAACGACTCTGTTCATTAAGGATCGTCCCATTCTGTAAGGCGATGGAGTGAAATCGACGCCTTCAATTTGACCGCCTGGAGCGACCACTGACTGGAAAATCTCCACACTAACAATCGTCACGGCTTGTTCGACTGCCGGAGTTGATGCGTAAAGTGTGGCCGCGTTGGCTCCGGATAGATAAGCAACGCCAGCAGGTATGACTTCGCGGAACGTAATGTTCGCGTTTGTCTTAGCTGCCGTGAATACGTAAAGCGCCCCGCCATAGATATTGATTGACGGAATGAACGGGAACGCTTCCCAGTAATTGGAAGTGACTGTCACTGTGCCGTTAAAAGTTGATGGAACGCAACCTGTGACGACGACTGTCTGACCAGCAACAAAAGTGTTGGGACGTTGCGTGACGTAATAGGCGACGTTATTTTCAAGATATACGCCGGCCACTGCTGCTTGATTAGCCGTAAGCATCGGCAAAATTACCTGTTCAGCAGAATCAATGATTCCGTCTAGATAAGCATCTGAATACAGGGACGACGAAACGCCCAAGACTGTCCGCAGCTGCGATGCAGTAATGATTGCTGGCATTTCATCGTCCCTTCGTATTCGGCTGGGCTAGATACGGGAGCGCACCTAGCCCATGATCAGTGTTATTAGGTTAAATTGAAACGACGTAGTCCGCCGGCGAATGTAACTCCCGCAGCGACATATCCGTAAAGCATCAATTCGATTTCGCCAGTTGTTGGAACGTTGGCGGAAAGTGTAAGTGCAGGAGATTCAAAAATTTCGATTGAACGAGGCTCAATGATGAACGCTGATTCGTCGATAGTTGTTGAAACCATGTTTGCATCTACGTAGAGATCCAAGCCCAAGACGTTTCCACGAATTGATGTTGGATTAGCAGTTCCACCGGCATTTTGTGTCAATGGCTGAGCGTTGTAAATTGGACGACCAGTTGAATCAGTTGCACCCATCAAAAGTGACCACTGTGATGTTCCAGCAACGTATGCAGTTGCAGTGCGCTTTGTTGCACTGTATGCAGCTGCTGATTCTGTTGAAACGAATGAGATAATTCCTGCTGATGATGCAGCAGTTGTAGCCGCTTGAGTTCCGCCGGCGGTAATTTGGGCGATTACGTACTCATCGACTGCTTGAGCGTACCCATCACGAAGATTTTGTAGCATGATTTCATAGAATGATGGATCTGAACGATCTAGTAATTCTACTGAATAGCGTTGAAATCCGGCCTTCTTGATAACTGTCGCATTTACATAAGATGAAGTGATCTGAGTTGTTCCAGTTGGATCTCCACCCTCGGCCACAGTCGCGACCGTACTATTGGCCGTGATTTTAGGAATTGACACTGTCATTCCGTATGAGTTAAGTGGACGTGTACCACCGCAAGCGTCCACAGTTGGACGAACCATTGTTGTGTTTGTTGCAACGTCGCGAATATATGAAACTGGTGAGAATGCTGGATTTGTTGTGAATGAATCATCGGCAGCCATTACGTACTGACGAGAATCTTCATTTCCCATTTTCGCCTTAATTGTGTGCTCTAGGTATGCCCCTGGAGTTGCAATTGGTGAACGTGGCTTTGTGAAATACAACGGACGAGTTGTCTCTGTTGCAGTTACGACTTTGGAAGCCTCAACCGCTTCGGCTGCTGCTTCGGGAACGGCTGGAGTTGATTCCATTTCGTTTTCTCCTTGTGTTGGTGTTGGTGTGTTTGTTTCTGACTCTTCGGCTTGTGGCTCTGATTCAGAATCTTCTTGTTCACTAGCTGCGACGGCGACTTTCGCGCTAGCAATCGCTGGATCTGTTACGAGTGAGACTTCCTTGAGAGCACTTGCGCTGATCACTAGAACGCCATCGACATTCTTGTACCTTTCAGCAAGAACTCCCACTGAGAATCCGTCACGCAATCCAGACGATGCCTCTACTAAAGAATCATTTCCGGCGGTTGTGTTTCCAATAGCGAATGTTGCATCAATGCCTTCGTCGGTGACTTTGTAGGATTTCAAGAATCCGATTGGCGCTTCACGGCGATGTTCCAAGAGCAATTTTGTTGTATTACCAAAAGTAATTGAACCTGGCTTGAATGATGTTGCTCCGGCTGATGTAGATCCAGTTTCATTCCAGGTGACGATACGTCCAGAGATTTCTCGCTTTGGAAAGTCCGTGGCAGTGACTTTGATTGAAAAGTCAAGATTCATCGGAGTTGGCTTTGTTTCTTTCATGAGATCATGTCCTCTTCTTTTCGGATTTCGTCTGTTGTGATTGCACCTATGTCGTAAAGCATTTTATAAACCTCTGCGCGTTCTTTAGCAGATCCACGTAAATAATCATCAAGGTCGAATTTAACTTCCTGCGATGCTGGAACGAAATCATTTGGCATTCCAGTCATTGAAAGACGCTCTTCGATGCTGGTCATTACGTTTCTCAATGAAAAATCGACAAGAGATTGACGCGAAAGAGCAGCGTTGGAGTAGGTCATGCTGGAGCCAGTTTCTGCATCGACGTAATAAGCCGGAATGCCACACGCACGCGCCAATTCAGTCGCAACGTATGATCTGGCTTGATTCAATTGAAGTTTCTCTGGGTCAAATCCTAAAGCCTGCAATTCAACGTCAGCGTTCAAGAATGCGGTTGCGCGATTGCGTCGAGCAGCGCCCCAAGATTCCAAAAGTTTCGCAATCCGATCTGCTGGAAGTGCAGTGCCGTTAGATTTCAAAACCATCGTTGGAACTGGCTCGCGTGCGTACATAACCGCAGCGCGTTCCAATTCTGCACCGGCTTTGATTGTACGACCGGCACGATTGAGAATTCCTTCGTCGTTTCCGTAGAAAACTGCAAGAGCACCGACGCCAGATTCAGGCGCTGGAATGTTGTCGATGGTGTAATACTCAATCTCTGTTCCGCGTGCGTTTGTAATAATTCCAACGCGAGTTGGCGAAATTCTTTCAGCTGCACGAATGCGATATGTGTCGGCGTAGATTTCCGTGATTCTTAAGTAGCCGTAACCGAATAACAATAAATCCTCGCAGAGCCACGCATACGTGCTAGATCCTGGAACACGTGGATCCGGTTGATTAATGCACTTTGGAGGAGTTTCAACTTCTGTTCCGTCAGCCTTTACGCGAACCTTCAACGGAATTGATGCAACGCTTGACGTAATGATGTTACGTGCGCGAGCACACGTTGGCACTGACATAAATTCAGCGCGAGATGCAGTGATTCCAGTTAATCCGTAGAAATTATAAATTGAATCTGTTGTATTTGTTGGAGCCAGAGACGCCTGGACGTCATAGGTCGCAGCTGGAGCAGCCGTCGTGATATTGCGAGAGAAAATTCCCATGTCCCGAAGTCTAAAGGTGTTCTATACATCTAGCCGACCAGAATATCAATCTCCATCTCTGGGCGTGTCGCAAAATGTGTCGCCAGAGCCGAAGCCACTGCCGCGCACACTGCAACGCTTGAGGCGCGCCGGCCGATGATCCAACCGCCGTCCCCCATTGGTAATCTGACTGCCGATAATATCTGCTTGGATAATTCTGCCTGTTTCCCGTGAATTAATCTTTTTGAGGTAATTGCGCCCAGCAATTCATCGCATGATTGGCCATAAAGAGCGCCATCGATGTCAATGACTGGAATTCCGGCCGGTTGCAATCTAGCAGCTACGGCTGACGATGTTCTCTTGCTGAAAGCCACATATTCAATCGGATACTTTCTGGCATAGGGAGCGATGTCGTTGGCGATGGCTTTATCGTCTAGCGAGATTGGATTGTGCCAGGTGTGCAGAAGTTTGATGTTGAAAGTGTCGTCTGGATTCTTTTGAGCAGCGACCAACGCCCCATCTCTACGATCCGGACTCAAATCAAGGCCGAACCATGTGACCTTTTCGACATCGAGTTGAATCTCATCAGATCCACACTCTTCCCATTCTTTCACAGGAATCGCTCCGGAAATTGTATTGACCCAACGGCAGAGCACCTCCGTCTGGACGACATCTGGCGGATCATTGAGAACGGCGCGGATATTATCTTCGTGGATCGTATGACCCAGCGCCGGATTGCTCGCGACCCAATTCTTTTCATCTTCGATTTTGTCCGAGAATGCTGACCATTCGAAATATGCGATGTCATCGTTTCCGCCAGCAGCTGAAGCCATACCGCGCTCGCGCAATTGATTGAGAATCAAGGAATGCTGATCTCCAGCGTTTGAGAATGTCCAAAGTTGAGGATTCTTTGCGGCCATCATGGTATATCTCATCGCTGACCAGGCTTCGGTGTCTTTCAATTGACGCGTCTCGTCCATGTATACAGTCTCCGGCTTAGCAAATCCACGCGCCGCAGCATTGGCCGCTTTTACGACGTAGCGAGCGCCGGACATCAATTCGATTTCTTCGGATCCATGCGCCCATCGGATCTTCTTGACTTGCTTTGCCAGTGATGGATTGTTCTCGATGATGTTGACCACGTGCCGGAAAGTCTCCAGCGATGTAGTCAGTACATGAGCCGAACCTAATTGCAGAGATTCTTTCCACAGGAAAAGGCGAGCCAGAATCGACATCTCCATAATCGTAGATTTTCCGTTCTGTCTAGCTGCAACGACCACAACCAGAGGAGCGTGCCAGCGCCCATCTTCTTTGACCTTGAGTGCGTGCTCGAATACGAACTTCTGCCAGGGCATTAGATCCACGCCCAGCGAAGTTGCAAAATCTATGATCTCAAAGCCTTTTGACGGCAAATCGTTGAGCCTGGAGTGGATTCTGGGCGTCCCTGAGCCGATTAGACGGCTAGGTCTAGGACTAATTCCCTGTTCGTCCCTGTTCGCCTCTGGTACGGCCTTGAGCGCCCTTATTTGACCCTGTCCAGCCTTAGTCATGACTTGTGCTCTCTTGTGTCGGTGAAAACGGAAAAG